CCTGTCGTGTTTTTGCACCAGCCTCGGCAGTGCGTATTTCCTATCGTGCTGTCACTGGCGGCCGACAAATTGACAAGCGCGGTTATCGTTGTTGCAATAGATCCCCACCAGTTGTATCGGAAAATGTCAAGCCCATAGAGGTCATCCTCAATCAGTGCAGTGCTCTTGGTCCCAATCGTTATCGTGGAAATGCTCTGTGCTGTGTTCACAGGCCACGCGGGGCGATTCATGCCGATGCACTCATACCGATCCCCTACGGCATTGCACAGGCTCACGATCACTGGCCTCAGTTGCGCCGCTGTCTTGCCGGTCCATGGCGTTGTAGGGCTCCACGGGCTCATGGGTACACCGTCCCCGGCGCGCCTGAGTAGGTCGTCTGCGTCCGTACCGGTGTCCAGTAGGTGTCTCCCGGTGCTGCCGTCCACAGGTTTGCAGCAAAGCGCACCGTGGCACAGTAGGCCGTTGGAATGGCTGGCAGAGTACTCACATCCCCGAGATAAATTGCGTGCTGCTTCCAGTCGCCCGCGATGAGCATCCAACTGGCTTCATCGTCCGTCCCGTTCGTATAGCCGATCACGCCGTCTGCATGGCCGGAACTTGGCAGGTCGGCATAGCCCGCCACAGATATCAAGGGCTGGCCAAGGTGCCTGTGATTCGCACGGGCGTACAGATCGCTGTCGCCCGGCACTGGGGACTGGGATACAATGGCCTCTGGTTCGTCGTCGCTCGGATCACCCCCCCCACCCATCGCCTGCCAGTCGGTGCCGTCCGACATTTCGCCACGGCTCGCGCCATCGTTCCACCGCGTATCGCCTGCGCGTACCGCGCGCGGGTCCTGCGCCGTGTAGTTCCGGCCCATCGTCGGGTAGCGGTCGCCGTCCACGTCAAGCGGCTGCTCCAGCGCGTCCACGAGGCGGGATATCAAGTCGCCCAGGTTCTTTCGCTGGTTCGCCAGTTCCACGCGCAGGGGCACCGGCTGCTCCAGGCTCGTTTCAATCCCGACGATTTCAATGGACTGATCGATCCCAAGCACCGAATCCACCACCCGGTAAAGCCCGCCAATCTCGATATCGGCCCAGCCCGCGGGCGCGTCGTCGGCCTTCGCCAGATCCAGCATCTCGACAGACACGTAAACCGGCGGCGTGGCAAACTCTTCAAGGATGCGCTGTGCCACACGAAGCAGTGTTTCAGGGTGGCGTATCCGCCGGTCCACCTTGATCGCCGTCTGCACGTCGTACAGTGCCACACTCGGGGCGTCTTCCAGATATAGTTCTGCCTCGCCAGCGTCCATCAGACTCAGCCGACTGGCTGCGTCCTGCCCTTCGCCATACAGGTAGATCCGGTTAACGAGCGCCGTGTAGTCGATCTCGCTCTCGATGCTGTACACGTTGCGCTTGCGCGTGATGACCTGCTCACCGGAATCACCCGGGGCAAGTCGCCACTGCAGGCGCCGTTTTGGGTCAACGTAGAACCGGCCTCGCGTCTCCCGGGTGAGCGCCGTTTGAAGTTGCAAAAGCGCCGCGTGAATCGTGGTGTCCACCGCGAAAAACGGCATCTCAACTGAACCAATGGCGTCGTCCACAGTGCCCAGGGTAATCTGTCCAGTCTTGGACTGCAGCGCAAGCAGGGCCTCGATGTGATCCAGCACGGTAAGCCCAGCCCCACCACCGTCGTAAGAGATCACCACTTCCTCGGCAAGCTGCCCGATGGCTCCCTGGCACACAAAATCAATATACGATGCGTCACCCGTTCCATTCGGCTTCCTGCGCTGGATCTGGAAGGTACCAAGCACGAAGCCCCAGCGGTCACGCAACCAGACTTGATTGGGTCGCACCAGGTCAGCCGCGCCCTCAGCATCGTGCGCAATCCTGAATTCCAGCGTACTGGCCTGGTCCAGCTTGCGGGTCAGCTTTCCGCTTATCCATTCGGGAACCGCCGTCACGCGGTCGCCGTCGTTGTCATAAACCTCAATCGAGTAAAAGCGCCGACGATTGGCGACGATATCAATCGTTACCGCGCCATCAGGGCCCACAGCCGTGACCGTGCCGCCATCTTCGCCGTGTGTCCAGACAACCCATAGCGGCGTTTCGGGAGAGAAGCCCGGTGTCCCAGTACTGGGCTCACTGCCACCCGTACCGCCAAAGCCCGGTGTGCCCGTGAATACATCGCCGCCCGTTCCCTCCGGAGGTGTATAACCTCGATCAACTGTGGGCCTTTCCCAGCTTGGCCGATCAAAGAAATCAGCAATCGTCACCGCAGCCGGAGGCCACAGCGGTTGAACGCCAATCTCAAAATCGCCAACCAGAGCGGTCATAGGTAGTTGTCCGTTATCGTGATGTAGCCGTTCGTCGTGTCGTCGGTGTTCTTTATGCTCGCACTTCCCGTGCGCAGGTAAATTTCAGCCCGCTTCAAGTAGCCCGTTCCCACAGCCGGAGCCGTCGGGCTTCCCCCTGGGGTGCCGGTCACAACAGAGATCGCGCCGTACTGGTCAATGCGCACCACGTCTATGCGCTTGTTGCCGCCCGTGGGCGCAGCAAAGGCCGCTGTCGTGTAGGTGGCCCGCAGTGCTACGGTCTGCCCATCCACCACCGCCGCACCTGGCGTCACCTGCACCGTCATTCCTGGGCTGCCCGTCGCCACCACCTGGAGCCCGCCATCCTGTATCGTGCCGTCAGCCGCGCCAACCAACCCGTAAATAAACCGCTCCAGTTGACCGATCCGCAAAGCCAGGTCGTTGTTGTGGTCATCGTAGTAGTAGTGGCCCACCACAGCATCAGCCGCGTGTGATGCCGCCGTGCTGCTGCCGAAACCACGTTCCACCGTAAGGCTGTCGAGGCCCGCGCTTGGGCTGTCCACCGTTACGGCCGTCACCCGCACCTTCTCTGTACCGCAGTGGATGATCACATCGTGGCCCGAGTCCAGATCAGGAAGGCCGGTAGCGCCAGACGCCTTCAAAACCCACGTCGTTACCGAGGAATTGACAGTCGTGTTCAGCGCCGCAAACCATCTGTCGGAAACCATATGCACTGGTCGTTGCGCCATGCTCAGCCTTTCGCCGTATAGGTGTAATCAATCTCGCCGGTCGTCGGCCCTGTCACCACAACCGCATTGCTCACGCCACCCTGAATGCGCGGAATCGTCCCGGTCACGTCGTCATTGCGCCGCGTCCAGTTCGCTCCGTCGTCCGTGCTCAGCTCCACGCGCTGTGTCAGGCTGGAGAACCGGAGCCACGCATCCGCCGCGAGGGTGTTGCTCCACAGCACCGTCTCACCAGTCACCGGATTGGACACCTGCACCGATGCGCAAGAGGCCGCGCCGTTCTTGATGGTCAGCACCCAGTCAGTAAGCTTTGTTCCTGTCGGCGTCATATCGTTGTCGGGCTCCCAGAGATCGGCGCGCCAGAAACCGTCGTGGCCGATGTAGCCTCGGGCCACGGGTCCGGAGCCAGTAGCGTGATAGCCACATCCACCGTGGTGATGCGCTCGTTAGAGAACGCCAGGCCCACCAGGCGGCAACGCCATTGCTTACTGGGAATCGCGTCGAAGGAAACCACCTTGGCCCCCTCCTGCGCCACGGCAAGCGCCTGCTCCACGTTGCCCCGCTGTGTCAATAAGTCGGCATAGCTGGCCGCGTGGATGACGCCAGAAACGACACCCATCCGCGCACCAAACGTCGCACCCTGCACCGCGTCACCGTCCGCACTCGCAAGTGCCGACCGATTGATCCGGGGCTGTGGGTGGTACTTGAATTCGTTGGCCTCAATGATCAGGTTGTAATTGCTTCCGCCGAGGTCAACACCGTTTATCGTCATGCTGTTGCTCATCGGTCAGATCCCCCGCGCCCGCAGTTCCATGGCCACCGTGTCGGCAATGTCCCTGCTGTTTTTCTGGGCATCACCGCCGTAAAGATAGAAGCTCATATTGATGGTTGCGCCGCTGCCCATGCCGCCGCCCTGGGCCATCGCAGCGCCTGCCGTGGCGTACTGGGAACCGCCCCCACCAGGGCCAGCAGTCACGTACTGGGAACCACCGCCGCCGCCACCGTAGCCGATGAAGCTCTGCGCCTTTTGCAGGATGCTCAGCCCGGTATCGCGCAACCAGATGATGCCCTCGATAATCGGGCCCCAGATATACATCCAGGCCGAGGCAATGGCCTGCCAGATTTTGGCAAGCCCTGCCTTGATCTCGTCCCAGTAGTAGTAGAGCGCCGTTCCTGCAGCCACGATCAGGGCAATGGCCCCCACTATGATGCCAACCGGGGCACCGACCGCAGCACCGAGGGCCGCGAAGGCACCACCAACGATCTTGATCGCGCCCGTGACAAGCGTCCAGCCAGAAACAAGGCCCGGCAACATCATGAGCAGTGGACCAACCACGGCCATTACGGCACCAATGACAACCACGATCTTGGTGATGCTGTCGAATAGCGCCGGGTTCGAGTCGCGCCAGACTGAAAATGAATCCATGACTGCGCGAACATCGGTAACAAGCGAACTGAGCGCCGGAATCAATGTCTTGGCCACATCGAAGCCCAGCCCCTTCAGGCTTCCTTTTAGCTTGTCGATCTCATCCCCGAGCCTGTCTGCAGCCGCCACGCTCTCGGCATCCATAATCAGGCCCATGCGAGAGGCTTCATCCGCCATCGCCTGGAATCCTGCGCGGCCTTCGCTGAGCATGGGAAGCAGTGTGGTGCCTGCCCGTCCGAAAAACTGCTGGGCCAATGCAGCCCGGGTCGTAGCGTCAGACACATCAGCCAGAGCGAATCCGATAGTCTTGAATTGCTCTTCTGGGCTCATGGTCTGCAGTTGGGTGTAACTCAATCCAAGCATCGCCAGGGCATCGGTATATGCGCCAGTGGTGGTTATCACTTCCTGGCTGCCCTTGGCCCAAGCTTCCTTTTGTTTTTCTCCCGCCGCCTTCGCCTCTTCACCGGCACCGAAGATCACGGTGCTCATCTTCTTCGCCGCCTTCTCCACGTCGTCCATACTGCCACCGGAAAGGCCCGCAGCGTAACCAAACTCCTGGAGCGCAGTAGTGCCGAAGCCCGTCCGCAGGGCCATATCGTTGATAGCGCTGCCGGTCTCCACAAAATCACTGATGGCAAGGGCGGCAAACCCTGTGATTGCCAGACCAGCGCCGGTCATTGCCGCGCCGACCGCCTGACTCACATCACCAAAGCTCTTGCGGACACTGGCGTTCACGTCCCCCATGGCAGCATTCAGGCCCTTGATATCGCCTGTAATCTGGAAGATTATGTCGCCAGCTTGAAAAGCCATTCGTTATCCTTTTTCCCATTCACTACCGATGATGCTCTCCTCCGTCAACTCCACCACGTCTTTCTTTTTTGACCGCTTCTGCTGTGCCTTGTATCGGGCTGTGATCCGATCCAGCATCAGGAATATTTGACCGAAGCTCCAGCCTCGAACCTCCGCCAGGCCAACGCCGTATTCGTGCATCAGCAAATCAACCATGCCACCGACTACTTCTTGCTCGTTGCGCGCCGTGACTTTCGATTGGGGCTGGACGCCACGGCAAGCGTCCGCTTCAAGAAAGGGCGGTTGACAATCAGGCCGATAATTTCAAGCGCGCTCAGTACCTCCTCCATCGTCGCGGTGGTTGCAATCTTTTCCCAGTCCGTCTCGATTTCGGCGCTGAAGGATCGAACCACCTGGCTCATGATTTCGTTAAGCCGAACCATGCGCTCGGTGTCGCTCAGTTTCTTGTCGTTCTGCAGGTCACTTTGCTGGCCCTGCAGCGCCATGATCTTGCTGGAGCGTATGAAGTCGGGTTCTCTTGCCGGATAGGCCACGCCACCCAGATAGATGAACTCGTGCCCAGGCACAATCCCATCAAGGATCTCGGCTGCTGTCCGTGGTTTGATCGCTTCGTCCATTTTCTTTCCTTCGTGTTGGTGTCAGGGTTACGCGGCAGTGCGGGTGTGGATTTCCCAGATGCGCTCACCGTCCGTACCGGCTTCGTACTCGTAAGCCTCCAGGACAATTTCCACCATCTCTTCGGTGGTGTCGTCCAGTTCGGTCTTTGCGTTTTCGTCGGGTGCCACCATCCGGAACCGGAACACCTTGGCGGGCGTCACAATGAGAAGCTGGTAGAAATTGATAGCGCCGTCATCGTTGTCCTGGAGCACGTCGCTCGCTTCGGCAGCACTGGCCAGGGCAAGCTCCCATTTGCTCAGGTCGCTCTCAGCGCACTGGATCGTGATCTTTGCGCCCTTGGAAATGTTCTGCGCACCAATAGGCGCCAGCTTGTTCATGGGTCGAAACTTGCGCCGCTCCGCCATGAACTCGATCACAACCTTGGTGCCCTCACCGAGAAAGCCCACATCGGTGAAGCCCGTCGTGGTAATGCTTCCGCCGAGCGTACCGGTGATGGTCGGGAGTGCAGTGGCCACGGGCCCCGTGTAAACGACCGGACGCGCAATCACCAGATTTGCCTTTGTACCCATATCAGATCTCCTTGAATTTGCCGACAAACCGGCATTGCATCAGTTTAAGTTTCGTTCCTGGGTGGACCAGTGGCGTACCTGTACCCTGCTCGTGCATCGCCATGATCACGCCAAGCCCGGTAACGGTCCGCATGTTCAGCCCGTGCAGTCGCCCACAAAGCGTCTTGTATACCGTCTTGGCGTCGGCCCACCGGCTGGATCCGCCATAGCAGTGGAGCAGGTAACTCACCTCGCGCATGGGCGCGTCCGTGTCCGGATCGCCATCCTCCGGAAGGAATACAATCTGGTTCTGCCCATTGGTAAAACCGTCCGGCGTCTGGCCAAACTCAATGCGGGTTCCAACTAGCGTGTAAAGGTCCGTGCCTGTGGTCGTGAGAAACGAGTAAAGAATCGCATCGCAATCAATCACACCCACGCCCTCCCCTTGAAGATGGCCTTCTTCACGGACCGATAAGCGGGCCAGAGAAACGGCATTTTCTTATCGATAAACTGGGTGCCCCATTCGATGTAGCTGCTGTGCCCGCTGGTCGCGGAAACCTCGCAACTCATAGCGCCCGTCTTGGTGTAGTTGATCTCGGATTGAAGCGCGCCTTCGCTCTGCAAAAAGCTCATCGCGGCCACGTTGCTTTGCGCCCTGGAAACGATGTCCTGGCCCATCTCCTGAATCTTGTCGCCGCTGATATTCGCGCAGTGCGCAACCCAGTCCCGGCCGTTCTTCGCGATGGATGCTTTGATGTGTGGCTTTATCAATCCACACCCCGCAATTCAGCCGCGCCATGATGGCCAGCACCAGCCACGTCAGGGTCCACAGCAACAACCTCGAAAAAGGCGCTGCCAATCTCCACGCGGTCGCTCTCGGTCAGGTCAAGCCCAAGGTCAAACCAAATCTTTGCAGTCCGCACAACCGCCCGGCTTTCGTCGTCCCGTTCGTCGGCTTTGGCCGTCTCCTGGAATCGCACACCAACGCCTTCCTGGGTCGCGGCCCAGGTGCCGACGCTCTCACCAATACCGTTCTTGGCTTGGCTACCCTCGCGCCAGATGTCCATCGTGGTATTTTTCAGGCTGGAGAAGCTCATACCAGTTTCCCCAATCCGAGTAACGCCCGCTCCATGAACTTCACTTCGTCGCCTTCGTCGGCAATCGTGTAGCTGTAGTCGCCAATCCGCTCGGTCTTCATGCCGCTCTTGGATTCGCGACTCAGACCAGAGATCGCAAGCGTCACACAGGCCCGGGTCACGGCTATGGGATACTTTGCAATGCCGACCGCCGCCGCTGTATGGATCGCCGCCGTGGTGCCGTTCACCCCGCGCCGTACCGTAGCCGTCAGGGTGCCTAGAGACTCAACGTAGACTTGCTCGCTCTCAATCAGCAGCGTGTGCCCAGCCAATACCGTGCCGTCAGCGCTGAGGGTCAGCGTGGTGCCGTCTGTGCTGGCGACGGTGGCAGTAATGCCGGTCGTGGTCCAGGGGCTTGCGCTCAGGCCGTCACCGTATCCCCAAAGCCCGGTAGCCTTTATGTACCGGCGCTGGGAACGGAATGCGTAATCACCAGAAACGTGAAGCTCCACGGCGAACTTAGGAAAGGTGTTGTAGGGATACGCCACCCAATCGTCGCCCTCCGTCCAGGTTTCCCCGTCGAAGGTGCCATCAAGTTCGCTGTCCATCGCAAGCGCGCTCAGGCTGCAGAAGTCATCCAGATACGCGAGCTCACCACAGGGCGCATTGAAGTACCGCACCTCGCTGGTCAGATAAAACACGCGGCCACAGTACAGGTCGATCTTGCGGCTCGCCCCGGCAATGTGCTCCAGATAGAGCGAGTCCCGCGCCGTGCTGGTCACGTTCAGCGCGCTCTTTACCGCCTGTAATGTCGCGTAGAGGTTCATTGGTTATCAGTTCTGCTTGATGACCACGTAGCCGATAATGAACGTGCCGTTAAAGGCCGCGCTCGCATGGCGATTGGTCAGGGTGAAAGTGATCGAGCCCGCACCCGCAACCGCCTTCAGTTCGGCGGATCCTGTCGTGCTCGTGCCGCCGTTAATCAGCGCCATCACGATGTCCGCAGCAGCAACCAGGCTGTTGGTCAGCGTCAGCGCCTGAGAACCAGCGGCCGCCGTGGTCAACGCCTCGGTGGTCACTTTGCCCGCAATCGCGTTCAGGGTCCCGGCGTTGCTGGCCAGCGTAACCGCACCCACATCCGCACTGAGCTTGCCGCCCGTGTTGATGTGCAGTTCATCGCCGCCCTGCTTCATGTGGACCTTTGCGCTTTCTCCGCTCATGTGAATAATCTCCCGGCCCGCGGCCGTCGTGTTGTCAGTTGTGGGTTACTTCTCGGTGGCCGTCTCTCGCTTGGAAGCTGCCTTTTCCGTAGCCGTCTCTTTTCGTGAAACGGCCTTGGCCTGGGCTTCTTCCGCGCTCACGTAGGGAACCATCCCATCAATGCGCTCGGCAGCACCAGCAGCCACGAGGGTCTTGGCCTGGGCTTCGCTCACTTCGATGGTGGCGCCAGGGGACCAGTTGCCGGACGGGCCAGCAAGGCGCTTTGTCAGATAAATTTTCACACCCATGGGGCGTTTCTCCTGTGCTTGAAATTCTTTCCTTTGGGGTGGGTGCCCCAATTACTTGAGGCACCCACCTGGCAACCCACGCCACAACAGGCAGCACGGAAGGAAAGAGCTTATGCGGTGCCTTCGGCCGGGCTCGCAAGAAGTTTTCGAGCCACAATCGTGGACGAGTCATCCGAGGTCGGGAGTTTCTTGGCGCCGTACCGCATCGCCGTGATGCCATCGATCACAGCGTTCTGAGTTCCACGGCTCACCACAACCTTGATGTACCGCTTCAAAGGGCGGTACAGGTCGTGAATAACCACCTGATTGTCATCGTCATCAGCAACCGTCACGCTCGAACCTTCAAGATCCGAGTAAGCGTCGGATGAACCGTCGTCACTGGACTGCTGCAGCTTCACGCTCGTGGCGGCACCAGCAGTGATGGCTCCGAAGGCGCTGTAGATCTTCACGCCGTCATAACCGGCCGTGTCGATAACGGAACTGGTCTGCGCGGAGGTGCCCGCGGCAACCGCATTCAGAACGCGAATCGCGCTCTCCTGATTTGCCTGAAACATCGGCATTTCCTTTCTGTAAGGCGGCCCCCGCAGGGACCGCCAGTAAGTTAATCGTTAGGCCAGCTTCACACGGACGAAAGCTTCAGCCAGATCGGGCATGCCGTCCACCTCGGACCGCACATGGAAACCAACCTGGTTGGTGGCCGCGTACAGTTCCACCAGGCGGCGGATCTGAACGTCAAGCGCATCGGCAATCAGGTAGTGGCTCCAGTCGCCCAGGATGCCGACATAGAGGCCCGTGGTCATCGTGCTGGGCGCGTACTGGCTCTCCAGCATCGGAAGACCGAGCAGCATGTCGGGCTCGTTCATGGTGATATTGTCCTGGAGCAGGTACCGGCCATTGCCGTCCTTCAGGATGGCAAGCTCCGTCACAACGTCAGGGTGGAAGATCCACGCGCACTTGCCGCTCTTGCGGTACTGGGCTTTCAGGGCCCCCTTGGCGCGCTTGAGGCCGTCCACCGTGATGGCCGTGGTCGTGTTGCTGGTGCTCACGTCCCGGCCCGTGGTGATACCCTGCGTGCTCGCAGTGAACACGCCCAGGGGCTGCTGGTCGCCCGTGCCGTTGAGGAAGGCATTCTCTTGCTTGATGCCCATCTTGTAGGCCATACGGGCCAGCACGATGGCCTCCACGCCAGGCACCCTGCGAAGCATGGGCTCACTCACGAGCAGCTTGGCAGCCAGCGGGTGAGGGCGAAGCTCGCGCTTACCGAATGCCATGCTGGCATCGGCAGTACCGGTCAGGATCTCGGAAGTCCAGGTGGGATCATCGGGGTCGGTGTCGAGGCTGGGAACGCCCAGGCTCTCGGCACGCTCAACGCGAATCACCGTGGCGCGCTGGCGAATGTGGACCTCGTTGTCAACGGCCTGAATCAGGCTGGCAACAACCTGCTGCGGCGCCACAAGGAAGCCGCCCGAGGTGTTGGCGTCAACCTGCAAGGCGCGCATTTCGCCCACATCGCCCGTGCGGACGTAGTGGTTGAAGGCACGAACCTCGCGGCCCACCTGCTCGGTGCTGGTGCCACTGGCAGAACGGGTATTGCGCTCAACCTGCTCTTCCACGAGCGAGGCCATGGCCAGTTCTTCGCGGGCCAGCGTCTCTTCGCGCTGGATGTCCTGGCCGATGGAATGGAAGTCGGCCATGTGTTTGTCATAATTGGACCGCTCTTCGTCGGTCAGGGAACGGCCGGCAGCAGCCGCCACATCATTGATTGCCCGGGCGTCGGACAAAGACTTTGCCCGGCTTTGGCGCAGTTCACGCAGTCTCATAGTTCAAGATCTCCTCGGCGGCTGCATCGAGCTCGCATCGGTTTAGTACCCAATCGGGCACCCCATCAAACGTCGCCGCCTCGCCCGGCTCAACAGAGTGGTCCGCACTGGGGACCGGCTCCGGAGTGGTGTCTCCGTCAGCGTCAAAACCCGTGCGCACAAGCGCATCAGGTAAAAGGCCATCTTTAATCCAACCGTCCCGCACCTCGGCCGCACGCGCACCAATCTCGGTATCGGTGTACGCCGGGAACGTGACCGGGCTCACTTCCCAGAGTTTCACCTCCAGGATCTCGCGCAGGTCCATTTCGCCCTCAAAGCGCGTCACGTTCTCCTTCACCACCTCAAATCCGAAGCTCATTTGGCTCACATCACCGCGCTCGATGCTCTCAAGGAATCCCGCGTTCATCCCGAGGCTCGGCGGATCGTTGTCCACCTCAAGGCCACGGGCGCTTTCGTGTAGCGCAAGTGTCCCCGCGCGGGTGCTGCCCAGGGGGAAGTTCGTGTCGTGGTTCCACAGCATCTTGATATCGCGTTCGCCAAGGGTCTTGGTAAAGGCCCCCGGGCGAATCACCTCGCGGAAGTAATTCCCGATCACGGTCTCGCTGTTGAACACAACCGCAAGGCCGCGCAGCTTGGGCTTGCCATCTTCACCGGCGCGTACCTCGAAGGGCACCGCTCGTTTTTCAATCAAACCTTTCATCTGGAATCCTTATCCTGCTGCCAGCATGCAAGCGCAGCCGTTGTGTAATGGCGGATGCAGCACCTTGCGGAATACCTGCAGCGCGCTCACTTCGTCGTCAGCCGGGTCAACTTCACCACTGGCCTCAACGAAGCCCTCTTCAATACCAACCACGGATCCATCAAGCTCTTCGCAGATGGGGCATGCCGAGCTATTGGCCAGCCACACCAATTCCTTCACGCCCATGCGGCGAAGGGACTCACGCGCAACCGCGTCACCAAACTGGATAGCCTCGCGGCCGCCAAGCTTCTCGGCTGCCGTCTTGCCAGCACCACCAGACCGACCGACACCCCACTCTTTCAGGCGCTGGTTTATGGCCTCGTAGGGGTCGTCGCTTTCTTTTGCGATCTGGAGCAGTTGCCCCAGGTGGCTATCAGCCTGGCGCGCCGTGAAGCCCACGGTGTAGTTGTCGATGAAATCACCGAGGTTCGGCGGGTCCTGCCCGATCTCACTGGCTGCCGCACGGCTGACCGCATTGGCATAGGACCGCATCACGGGCCCCAGAATCTTTTCAATCGCAGCCGCATAGGCCGGGTTATTCCGGTAGTACTTTTCAAGCGCCTGGCCGAGGCTCACAGCGTCACGGGTGCCGAGGTGTTTCTCCACCAGCTTCGTGAGTTCGCGAATCTCAGCACGCATCAGGCGCCCCGCGGCATCGGTCAACAGGGGCTCAAACACATCACGAAGCCCCACACGCGCCTGAATTGCAGCCATCTTTGATGCACGATTCTCGGCAGACACGTAGCCAGACCGGCCCGCATTGCGATAGGTGGCCCGCTTCACAATCGACCGCTGCCCGGTGTCGGGATCGCCGTCTTGGGTCGGGGTTTGCGCTTCGTCCACAGGTGTCTGCGCCGGGTTGCCCCCGGGCGTCATCATGTTGAGCGGGCTGCCCACCTCGTTGTACTGCTCACCGTCCAGGGGCTGGAGTTCTTTAAGGTCGCGCGCTTCATTGACCGACATCCAGGGTTGGCCGACTGCCACACGAAGTGCGTCGTTCTGAGTTTTGAGATCGGTTCTGAGAAGCGCATCGACCAAAAACTTGATTACGTACTGCTTCCGCTCGGCCACCGTCAGCAGGCTCTTTTTGTAGCGCTGCTCGATGTTCACGATCCATGGGCCAAGGCAAAGCTGCACGAATTGAAGTAGCTGCTGTTCGACGTTGGAGAAGGTGGCCCGGCTGAGTTCCATCAGCAGTGACGGGGGAACGCCGGTAAGGCGCGCAATGTCCTGCACCTGGAAGGTCAGGCCCTCGATAAGCTGGGCGTCCTTGGGGCTGATGCCGAGATTCTTCATCTTCATGCCGTAAGGCAGCCCGATGACCCTGTGCCAGTTCTTTTCCCCGCTCATCGCGTCTTGCAGTTTGTCGTAAAAACGCTTTTTCTCTTCGTCGTCCTTAAACTTGGTGGGCTGATCCATCTCAATGACGGAACCGCTTGCCATGCCGTTCTTAAAGACGCGTGCGCCGAAGCGATCCATGGCCACACCTTTGGCCAGGGTCGTGCGGGATATTTGATTCAGGGCAAAGCCGAGGATGCCGCCATCACCGAAACCTTTGATGTGCAGGATCTCGCTGGCCGGAAACTCGCGGGTCTTGTTGCCTTCCCGGTAGCGATAGAAGAGCTTTCCATCAACCCTGAACGTCTCCATCTGGTAGGCGTTCATCGGGAAAATGCGCTCAACGGCGCCGCTCTTTCCTGTGATGATCTGGGCAAAACCATTGCCTCGCAGCAGTGCGGAAAACACCATCGCGGAATTGAACTCAAAGGGGGTGTACTCGGGGTGAGGTTCGTCGTGAAGCAGCCAGTGAACCGGGTGGTTGTCGGCGGGCTTGAGCTTTTTGGCCCCATCGCCAGACCGCTCGTAGAGGTGTACCGGCAGCATGCCGATGGACCACGAGATAATCCTGAGCGCCTGCATCACTGCAGGCCAGCCAAGCACGTCAGCTTCGCCCAGGTTGAGCCCGGTGGCGTCGTCGCCAAACCCATTGCCGAATATGACGCGAGGGTCATCAAGGCGGGCAGGGTGTACTGAGGGCCCCATCGTGGCTCGTTGTTCCATGGCCGAAGCGACGAAGCCCATCAGCGGGCCCCCCGCAACGCATTGAACAGAACGACTAAGGACACCCCAAACAGAAGCACGCCAGACGAAAGAACGCCAGACCAAAAGCCAAAGAGACCGCCGACACCCAACGATATCAGCAGCCCACCATATAACAGGTTCTTTTCAACTTCTTCCGGCAATGTGCTCGCTCCAGAAAACAACTTCTATCTGTAAAGCATATTGCCACCCGTAACACAAAAAGAAAAGGCCCCCGTTGCTACGCCATAGCAAGGCAGGCCTTCATGCTATTTGCCCTTGTATTATCGCTTTCTAAGCGTTGCGTACTTGCCGCCCTGATCCCGCCTGGTAAATGGATTTCCCATCGAATCCAGAGGGACCCCGAACGCCCGGGCTATTTCCTCATCTGATAGCAGTTGTTTTTTTACCTTTGCATCGCATTCAACAACGGGCTCTTCGGCGCGAGCTCGCGGCAGACGCTCATACTCCGCATCAATGATTTCCATTTTATTCCTTTTCCTGCTTCCTGTTGTCATGGTTCCTATGCTCTACTGGGTCCAGCCTTTCAACGCTCTTCCATTTTCTGCCGCACTCGCACCTATGATACCGCACACGGCATCGCTCCTCCGGCGGCATCACTCGATATGCGGCCACCAATATGCCGCACGTTTCACAGAGGGCCCCGCCTTTGGTTGCTGGTACATAAACAGCCATTATTTCAGCCTTTCGATTGTGCTACCCAACAAAAATGGAATCCCCTGTAAGCATCCCGCCTGCACCCGCGCACCGGATCGCGCCATCGAGCGATTCGACCGCCGCGATAGGACCGTCAATCTTGTACGCGATCTTCTTCCCCTGCTTGACCAGCTTTACTTTCCCCTCGCCATCGCTCACCATCTGGCAGTTGCCGACCATCCAATCCATGGTGGGGTGGGCCGCGTGAATGATTCGTTCCTGAATCATCAGCCGTTCAAACTCTTTTGTCGGGGCGTTCATCCAGCCGAAGCCCTGGCCAAACTCAACCATCGGAAGATCGTCGTACTCCACGAGGTCGCTCACCAACTGGGCCGCGCTCCACTTGTCGTAGTTCCATCGCTCGGGCTCGAAGCGCTGGTGTATTTCCACAAGGTCACGCCTAATCTGCTTGTAGTCGGCAACCTCGCCAGGCGTCAGGTTCAGCCAGCCCTCATCGGCCCACTGGGAATAGGGCGCGTTGTGCTGCTTCTCAAGATCGCCAATGTTCTCACGGGGCAACCAGAACCACGTCAGCAGGAGGTGGCAATCCTCGACCGACACGGGCCCGTCAGGCTCTGGTGTGGTGATCTCCTTGGGCTCTTCACCGAGCGCCTCGGCAGGTGGCTCGTAGTAGTTCGGGGGAAACCACAATGCCGCGGCGCTCAGGTCGTTCACGGCAGCCAAGTCCAGACCACCGAAGCAGCGGCGCCCCTGGGCAAGTTCCTCTACCATCCGGATTCGCTCTAGCCCATCACCACTGACCGCACGGCTGTTCCATTTCTCGATCTTGAATGCGGCCTCCCGGGTGCGCACCCAGATATTCAGGCTGTACCGCTGGAAGCTGGAAATTTTACTGGGCATGTTGGCTGCTTCCTGTGCCTCCGCCTCGAACTGCTCGAAGTCAATCGTAACGCCAAGGTTGGGATTCGCCCGATACCACAGATCCGGCTCCATCCACCGATCTTTGAGATCCTCGGGCACACTCCGAATGTACCCGAAGAAGTAGGGATCGCGACCGATACCACCGTCTCCTTCAAGCAACCGCCTCGCGTAAGTGTGCTGTTCCCACCCGATGCTGTGTGGATCGTACTCGCCTGCCGTGGTAATGCTCACGAAAAGCGGCTGTCTGCGCGTGCGACCGCCGTAGATCAGCACGTCCCAAAGCTTCCGATCCGCCTGCATGTGCAGTTCGTCAATGACCAGACCGCTGGTCTTGTAGCCGTCTTTGTTTTTGTGCTCCTTACTCAGGGCCCGGTAAGTGCTGGAGCTCTCCATGTGCTCGCCACGCTTCCTGCTTGGGGTCCACTTGATACGCCCTTCGAGGTACGGGCTGGCCTTGGCCATCTTCTCGGCCTCACCGAATACAATCTCTGCCTGCTCTTTTTCTCCAGCCGCGTTGTACACCTCGGCGCTCGGCTCGTTGTCACCAATCTGCAAGAGCAAACTCAGCCCTGAGCAGATCATGCTCTTCCCGTTCTTCTTCGGGATCTCCACATGCGCCTTGCGGTACCGTCGTGTTCCGCTCTTGCGCATCCAACCGAAGAGGGGCATGAGCAAATCAAACTTCTGCCAGTTGAGCGGCTCGAAGGGCTTCCCGGCCCACTCACCGACGCAATGGCGCAGCAATCGGAAGAAACCACAGGCGTAAAAGCCTGCCATTTCGTCGAAATAACACCCCCGTTTCACCGCCTCAACGTCGTTCCAGGTGCGGATCCAGCGCCAATCGAACTTCACCGATGCCTTAATTTCAGCCCAATCCACATGCTCGACCGCGCTTTTGGCGTACTCACACACCCATTCATGGGCCGCAAATCCCTCTAAATACGCCTTTTTTAGCCCCTCTTTGCAGCGTAAAGCCCACGTTTTTGCCTTGCTTTGGCACGCAAAATGGGCCCAGGGGTGCGCTCCAGCCGCACAATCGTCCTGAATTGTCGCGGAATACTGGGCCCAGGCGGCGCGAACCGCATCGCCACCGG